TTTATCCATATTTGGTCCATATGTATTAAATATTCGTGCGATTCTAATTTGTGTTTGATTCGAACGATTGTATTCCATCATTAATGTTTCTGCAACTCGTTTTCCTTCATCATAACATGAACGTATTCCTATTGGATTAACATTTCCCCAATATTCTTCAACTTGAGGATTAATGGTAGGATCTCCATATATTTCTGAAGTTGATGTTAATAAAATAGTTGCTTTTACACGCTTTGCTATTCCTAATGCATTAAGTGTTCCTAAAATATTTGTTTTAATTGTTTTAATTGGATTGTATTGATATGCTTTTGGTGATGCTGGACATGCTAGATGATAAATTTGGTCAACTTCTAATAATATGGGTTGTGTTATATCATGTCTTATAAATTCAAAATTGGGATGATTTTTAATGGATGTTATGTTTTCCATTTTTCCTGTAAAGTTGTTGTCTAAACAAATAATATAATTACCTTCATTTAATAATCGTTGGCATAGATGACTTCCAATAAATCCTGTTCCTCCTGTTATTAAAATACGCATCTATTATTATTTAGGTTTTATATTTAATTTTTAATTTTTAAACATAATTTATTTTTTATTTTTAAATATTTTTATAAAAATTATTTTATACATTACTTTTTAAGTTCTTCATTTGTACTAATAACACGAGAAAGAACATTATTTTCTGTAGTTTTTGTATAAGTCTTCATGAAATCAAGACCTGAAAAGTCTGTATATAATATAAAAGCCATACTAAAAGCTATAAGCTTATCTTCTGGAATTTTATCAACATTTATTAAAGTTCTTAATGAATCAACAGTTTGTGTGCTATGATTCTTGAGATTTAATAAAAATTCATTTATTTCATTTTTATACTTTTCTAAAATTAGTACAAGATTTAATGTATTATATATTTCATATACCATTTGAGTTTCTGGAGTACCTTTCTGACCAATATTGTATATTAAAGTAAGAAAATCTAAGCTTTCTTTATTTATTTCAACATTAGCTTCATTAATAAGTCTTTCTTTCATACTTTCTTTTTGTTCTTGAATAATGTCCTTGATTTTTTGAATATCACACATATTAGTTATTATATATTAAGTAATAGTAATAATAATAACTGTAATAATTGTAAAAATATAAATTAATTTTTAAAAAAAATCAATTTTTTTTCTTAACATATTATAATGAATAAATACAAATTAATTATTGTATTTGTTGGACTTCCCGCAAGTGGTAAAAGTTATACATCTCATCATTTATGTCAATATTTAAGTTGGTTAGGTTATAAAATTAAAATATTTAATACTGGAAATTATCGTAGATTATTAGGAAATAAAATACATAATGCGGATTTTTTTAATAATAATAATAGTGAAAATCTAAAATTACGAGAAAAATATTTTTATTATTCAATATTTGATTTAAATAGTTATTTACAAGGAAAAGAAGAAGGAGACATTGCTATATTAGATGCTACAAATTCCACGAAAAAAAGACGTGAAAAAATTGTTAGGTTTTTTTCTTTATTTCCATATCAAAAAAATATATTATTTTTAGAAAATATAACAAATGATAGATTAATTATTCAAAAAAATATAGATTTTAAAAAAAATTCACCTGATTACAAAGATTTTACTATAGATTTTATGAAAAATGATTTTGAAAAGAGATTCGATTATTATAAAGACGTTTATGAAGATATTGATGATAATGAAAATTTAAATTATATTAAAATATATAATTGTGGAAAAAAAGTCATGTATAATAATGTATATGGTTTTGTTGAAACATTGATTTTAAATTATTTAATTAATTTTACTGTTTCTACTAAAAAAATATTTATTAGTCGTCATGGACAAAGTTTATATAATTTGGAAAATAGAATTGGTGGAGATTCAAGTATTAGTCAAGAAGGAATAATGTATGCACGAAAATTATATAATTATATTTCTTTGAATTATAAAAAAGATGAAATTATGATTTTTACAAGTAAATTGAAAAGAACAAAAGAAACAGCTCAATTATTTATTGAAAATGGGTTTCATGTAAAACATATGGACATTTTAAATGAAATTAATGGTGGAATTTGTGAAAATATGACTTATGATGAAGTAAAAGAAAAATATCCAGATTTGTATGCTGACCGTAAGAAAAATAAATTTTATTATAAATATCCTGAAGGAGAATCTTATTTTGATTTAATTATTCGATTAAAAGAATTTATATTGGAATTAAATCGAATGAATAAAACTGTTTTGATTATTTCACATAATGCTGTTATTCGTGTATTAATGTCTTATTATTTGAAAATTAGTCATCATGAATTACCATATTTTGATATGCCTTTACATAAATTGTTTTGTATTGAAAATAGCGAAATTAATTATTGTTATGTCAAAAATGAAGTCTTGTAAGCTGAAAGCTTTTCAGCTTGTAAGCTCTTCGGGAGCTTGTAAGCTTTTCAGATTGTAAGCTTTTCAGCTTGTAAGCTTTTCAGCTTGTAAGCCTAAAGTCTTGTAAGCTTTTCAGATTGTAAGCCTAAAGTCTTGTAAGCTCTGATGGAGCTTGTAATCCCGGAAATTTTATTTATAAATTTATTTAATATATTATATAACTTAATTTGATTTTAATTTATTAGCATCTATTTCTTTTTTGATACATTGAAATCCATACGGCATTTCACTTGGAAAGTTCATATTAAAACTTTTAATTGTATTAAAATAAACATTAAAATCTTCAATCTTTAGTAATTTAAAAGATGGTAATATTTTATTTATTTCATGAAAACTATTTGAATAATAGACATTTTGTTGATTATCTATTCTATATGAATGGATTACCATAGAATCGTACCAATATAAAAAATGAATCAAATTTTCAATATTATTTGACTTTTTAACAAAGGTATTAAACTGAATATAATGTATATCTTCTAATTTGTACGGGAAATTTTCATTTACATAAAATTGAAATTTAGTTATATCTTCTTTAATGTTATTTGTTGGATTAAAGCCTGAAATGTTTAATTCTGTCATCTTGATTTATATTTATATTCTTATTGTTAATTTTAAATCAATTTTTTATAAAATGATTGGTGGAATCTAATGCCACACGCAACATGAGTCAAAATACTCATTCAGTTCGTACATAACTAATCCATCTTTAATAGACTTAGTAGAGTCCATGGCTTTTACACCATCAGGGATACATACCGTTATGTGAGGAATCTCATTTGCAAAAATAGGAATATCTTTCATATCTACAGAAATGGCACATGTACCATCTCTATGTTCATGTATATTTTTGATCGTAATTTCTGCTTCTGTGCCTTCTTGGCATGCATGAAAACCTTTCTTCTTGGGCGATGCCTTGTGAAGCTGGGTTACATGATCCAATGTGAAAGTGGATTTCCATGACTGGTTAGGAAGACAAGAATATATTCTCATAAAAAGAAATATCCTATTTTCAGGACTTAAGTCGAACGAGGAATATGTCATTTCAGGATATTTGATTTTTGAAACTTCTGAAGTTCTCACAAGTTTAAGTATATCTGTGACAACATTGGACACGTCAATTCTTAACTTGAAGATTTCATCTTTGTTTCTTTCAATGAAAGAAATCAAAGCTTCTTTTTTAGGTTTCATGTAAATGAAATCGGTTCTCCATCCTTTCTTAACTTCTTTCCTTGTTGTCATCAAAGCATCATACAATTCTTTGAATTCACCCCAAAGAGGTTCTTCATCACCTAGGTCAGTGATTTGAATACCTCCACTATGGGTGTAACTAGAATAGAAGCTTAGGATGATCTCCAAAAAGACATCCAAACCCGCGTTGTAAGGTCCTTCTTCAGGAACTTTAGTGCTTTTTCTTGCAGCAACTCCTGCCATACATACCATTAACGCCTTTTTATCTATTTGCAAAGGTGCTATGGTTACTTTATATCCAGCATTTTTTGCTAGGCATACAAAGTTCTTGTATTGGCTTAGATTTGCGTTGTTTCTGTCTAGGATGATTGATTTTCTTATCCTTAACATGTAGTTGAAGTACGCCAACAGCGACCTCCAATCAGTGTCGAAATCATCACCATTGACGATTACCCAGTCGGTAGAAGCGTCAGTTTCAGTGAGCCTTTTTGATATATGCGATTTACCCGAACCAGGGACACCGCACAATACTACCATTTCTGGTGATTCAATACTTGGTTCCGGTATAGGTTCTGGAAAGTTGTCCATTGTTGTATTGACTTTCCTGAGGAACTCCTCTACATCAAATGGTTCTTCAGAAGCATATATAGATACCAGAATTGCGAGTCTCTCCTCAATGAAAAAATCACCCAAAACTCCATCAAAATTCTTGTAATTGAATATTCTGGTTCTTTCAACCAAGACTTCTGGTGTGCATAAATACCCTGAAGGTAGTTTTTTGTACACATAGAAATAATAGTGAAACTCAAGAATGAGTTTCCAGAGAGATTCTGTGGTCTCGGTTGAGTACTTTTTCTCTATACAATACAGAGAAAACTGCATAGCACAAGCAAACAAATCGCCTGTAAAGTTCTTGAATAGAACCTTAACAAGGTCACGAAAGTCTGTGTAAATCATTTTTCTAAGTGAATGCAAAAGCGCGCACAAACAATCCAACAAGTCAAAAAGTGAATTGTAATAAATTTTCTTTAGGATGTATCAATTTTTTTAAAATTGATTTTATTTTATAAAACTAAATATAAATACACAAGAAATTGAAGTAAATTTGATTAAAATAGTATATTAAAACTTAATTATGTATTTAAATATTCACGATTTTGAAGCTTTTATTGATGATTTTCAAGCCGTTAAAGATGAAATGGTAGTAGATGCTGTTGGATGGAATGGACGTAATATTTCAATTATACCTTTATATAATTTATTATTATCTAATATTTGTCATAAAGCTGAATTAATGAAATTAAAACCGTTTGATGTCATTCAATTTGAAAAAACTAATATTTATGAATCTTATTTAATCGTTCCTTTAAAAGTAAAACAAAAATATGAAGTGTCTTTGACTAATGTTGATAACACTTTAAAAGATTTTCTTTTAAGTTATGGTCTTATTAAATTTGAAGTAACTTCTTCTGACGGAAATGCTTATTTACCTCCTGAAAGCTTAGATATTGTTGAAAAAGGAGTGAATGGTGGTCATACATATTTTAAAGATTTATACAATTGTGATAGATATAACGGAATTATTGTTGATCATTATTTTATTAAAAAAAACTTTACAAAAATGTTTAATAAACTTTTTAACTTTTTTGGAAATATTGATTCTTATGAACAAATAGCATTTTTAAACGGTGTTAATAAAGTAAGTTTAATACTTAATGATGCTGATGAAGAACAAATAAATAGCATGAAAAATGAAAAATGTAAATTATTAATAAAAAATAGTAATCATTTCACAAATATTATTAAAGATGACAATTCATTAAATTATTTAAGAAAAAATAGTTACCCAAATTCATTTAATTTAATTGATTTTAAAAAAAATAATGAACATTATCAAAAAAGTGAATTAAAAAAAACAAATACAAAAAAAGGTGTTAATGATGAAAAACCTAAATCGCCTACTATGAGTGATAGATTTAGAGTATTACATCTTGAACATAAACATAAATCTAATAATTTACAATCAAAGAAAAAAGATGATTTAATTAAAATGATTCATGACAGAGATGAACGATTAAATGAATTGGAAGTACAACTTTTTCATTTGAAAAATGATGTACAAGAATTAAATGACAAATATAAAGCACTTAAAGCGCAAAATAATGACCAAAAAAATCATTTATGTGCTGATACTCATAAGTTTAATCTCTTGTTTTCAAATTTGAAAAAATTAAATGAACAATTTTCTTGTGAATTAAGAAAAGTTGACATGTAATGTAATTGAATTGATTTGAATTGAATTCTAATTTTTATAATTTATAATTTTTAAATAAAATAAAAATAATTTTATTTATTTTTTTGATTTTTTAACTAAAGATTCATTTTTTATTTGTTCTCTTTCTTGTTCAATTGTATTGATAAAAATATAATAGATTAATATTTTAACAGATTGTGTTAAAATAACAATCTCATCATTATATAATTCATTAATAATCATTATTTTTCTAATTTTATTTATTTCATGTAATACATACGTTAATTGATAATTAGCATAATTTAAAGATAAATAATAAATTAAATCCAGAAAAGATGAATCAATATATTCTTTTAATTCATTCTTTTTTTTTATATTTTTAAGAATAGATTTTAATTGTAGTTTTTTTAAATCTTCATAAAATGATTTATTCATAATTTCATCACTGTTCATACTTTTCATTTCATCTTTAAATTTATTTATACATGAACGAACTAATTCATTTAGACTGAAACCATTAATTTTTAAACGTTCTTCAATTGTATTTAAATCAACAATAGGAGTTTGATATTCAAATACATAAACTTCATTTAAATCACTATTTATTCGAGCACACTTTTTTTGATTTATTTTTTCTATTTGTTCAGTTTGTTCAGTTTGTTTTCTTTTTCTTAATTGACAATCCATTTGTATATTCTTGTTTAAGAGTAATTATATTTTAAATATTAAATAAAAATCGATTTTTTTATATATAAATGATATAAAAAAATAGTAATAAATTAATTTATAAAAAATATTAATATGTATAATGATGAAATAAAAAGAATTAATTATTTAAATGCATTAAATGATAAACAAATACTTAAAAATTTAGAAAATGATAATAATCATTTAATAAAATCAAATAATATACAAAAAAGTAATATACAAAAAAGTAATATACAAAAAAGTAATAATTTTATTAAAAACAGAATAAGATATGTAAAAACACCGTATATTATTAGAAGTAAATTATAATTTTACACTAAAAACATTTTTTACTAAAAACATTTTTTACTAAAAACATTTTTTACATTAAAAACATTTTTTACTAAAAACATTTTTTACATTAAAAACATTTTTTACAAATCTTTAATTCGTTTTCATCAATATAAAAAATTTTACATGTACATTCATCTTTTATATCAATGACAACATGATTTAAATCATATTCAATCTTTTCAAAATATTCTGATTGATTAACATAAACTGGTAATATACTTATTTTATTTAACATATTCATTTTATTATGAATAAAATATAGATTTACTATATTTTTTAAGAAAACATCATAAATAAATACAATAAATAATATAATTAATGAATTTTGTAAG